ATATATTAGTACTAAAACATATAGACACTTAGGTCCAGTAGCATACAGGCAGTGGAGAGCAGACAGTCATTGTAATTTAATTCATGGATACGCATTAAGTTTCCATTTTGAATTTGAATGCGACACACTGGATGCTAGAAACTGGTGCATGGACTTTGGTGGTTTGAAGCCACTAAAACAAAACCTAGAAGATTGGTTTGATCATACGCTATTAGTAGCACAAGACGATCCAGACCGAGAAACATTGTTAGATCTTGGTAAAAAAGGATTAGCAAAGATCACAGAAGTTGAAAAAACTGGCTGCGAGGGTCTAGCAGACTTCCTTTATGAATACGTAAATACTATTTTCTTACCCAACTATGGCAAAGCAGAAGCAGAACGTATCTGGTGCTGTAAAGTTGAGGTAAGGGAAACCGACTCAAATATGGCTATGCGTGTCGGGCATAGAGAAGATGGAGAATTCGATGTTTAAAACTTTTTGGAACTTTATTTCTGGTTTAGGCAGTGTTGAAGACATTGTAAAGACAGCTACAGTAACAGAAGCAGAACTTAAAAAGATGACCAAAAAAGAAATTGATGACTGGGCTGCTAGTTCAGGCGTTACACTTGATCGTCGTCTTACAAAAGATAAGATGATTGCTGAACTTAAAACACACACATCTAAAGTTAACATTACATAAGAGGCATTAATGAAAATAAGATACACTGAAGCGTTTTATAGTGTACAAGGCGAAGGAAGGTTTGTTGGAGTTCCCAGCGTTTTCTTGCGTATGTACGGTTGTAATTTTACATGTCCAAAGTTTGGGCTAGCAAGGGATGCAGATACAAGTCAGACTGATAAAAAGTTAGCGGACATTGTTTACGAAACAACCAAGGTGTTTCCTGAAAAATATGATAGTGTAGATAAACTCCCACTTATTGAAACAGGCTGTGACAGTTATGCCGCTTGGCATCCTGCTTTTAAACATCTACAGAATGACGTAGACTTGGACACACTTGTAGATAGACTGCTAGCACTAACACCCACTGGATCATGGACACAGGAAAATGGTCAAGACATACACTTGGTTATCACAGGTGGTGAACCTTTGTTGGGTTGGCAGCGTGTGTATACAGAACTATTTGAACATCCAAAAATGAAGGATCTTAAAAATGTCACTTTTGAAACTAACACCACACAGCCTTTGCAGGACAATTTCCAGTCTTACCTCAACAATAACCAACAACTACATGTTACATGGTCATGTTCCCCGAAGCTATCGGTTAGTGGACATGCTTGGGATGATGCTATACAGCCTAGTATTGCTAGGAGTTACAGTGACATTCGTGATAGCTACCTATATTTCAAGTTTGTTGTATGTGATGATGTTGATGTGGAAGAAGTTGACCGAGCTGTGGCGGAATTTAGAGCTGCCGGTATTACTGCGCCGGTTTATGTCATGGCTGTCGGAGGTACAACAACAAGTTACTTTGCTAACGGCAAAACTGTGGCGGAACTTGCTCTTAAAAAAGGCTATTGTTATTCGCCCAGGCTTCATGTCGACGTTTTTGGCAATGCCTGGGGAACGTAATAAATCCACTGGTATGCCTGTAATAGAAAAACAAAAACAAGAAAAACTAGTCCCAAAAGATTTAGAACAGAGACTTAGAGAATCAGGATTATGAAATCAGTTTGGGTAAGACACGGTCAAAGCGAATACAATGCTCAAAACTTGAGCACTGGTTGGCACGATCCTGATCTTACAGAACAGGGAGTGATAGAAGCGCATCAAGCAGGTGTTGTGCTTGCTGAAAGATACACAAGCGTTGCTGGCGTATATGCTAGTGACCTACGTCGTAGTTTTAATACTGCTAATATTATAGTAGAAACCACTGGTTGGAATATTACCCCACAGGTTAGTCCTGCTATAAGAGAACGTGATTATGGCGATTGGAGTGGTAAAAATAAAGATCAGATCAAGCAGGAACTGGGGGAAGATAAATTCTTACAAATACGCAGAGGTTGGCAGGCCAGCCCAGTTAACGGCGAAAGTTTAAAAGATACTGCTGCAAGAGTTTATGGTTTTTTACGCGAAATAGAAGACAGAGCAAATGAACTACCACATATTATTATTTGTCATGGTAATACAATCAGGGCGGCCGCAGTAGTGCTGGGAAAAAGAACACAAGAAGACGTACATGAGTTTGAAGTACACACAGGAGAAGTAATTGAATGGGACTTTTAGATGATGCAAAACGTGCTATGGGCCTGGGGAAAGCAAAAGTAGTAGAAGAGCCAAAACCTAGAGCGCCTAAAAAAACAGCAAAAGAAATTGCTACAGAAAAGGGAGAGCCCTGGGTAAGTGTGCTCGATATAGAACTGGATCCTGAAAATCCTGGAAACGGTGCTTTTGAACTTGACTGGAACGAATATTTTATAAAGCGTCTTTGGAAGGCTGGCTACCGTGACGAAGATGAAAATGACATGGTAGATCGTTGGTTCCAGGATGTTTGTAGACAGGTAGTTCTTGAAACATATGAAAAAGATGAAGCAATGGTAACCAGAAATGATCTAGGTGATGGAAAGACAGAGTATAGATAATGTTGCTATACGTAAATGGTGATAGTCATAGTGCTGGAGCAGAACTTGTTAAAGACTATTGCTTTGCAGAAGACGACAACCGATATCGTCATTATGGCAGAACTCCTCACCCTGAAGCAATACCAAAAACATTTGGACATCATTTGTCTAAAAAACTTAACGCTGGCTACTTTTTAGACGCTGAGAGTGCAAGTAGTAATGATCGTATCCTCCGGACAACTCAGTTATTCCTAGGTGAGAAAATACGCAAACCGCGTACAATAGTTATTGGTTGGAGTTCCTGGGAGAGAGAAGAGTTTTGGCATACTGATAGATATTATCAGTTTACAGCAAGTGGAACTGATAGTGTTCCTGAAGAATTAGAACTTGATTATAAAATCTGGGTTGCAGAACAAACTAATGATACACTAAGAATAAAGCACATATACTGGCACAATAAAATCTGGGATTTTCACCAGGAACTTGTGGAGAAAAACGTTAAACATTTATTCTTTAATGCCATGCAAAATTTTAATCCAGGCTGGGTAGAAAGCAAGGACTGGCAGGGAAGTTATATAGAGCCATATGATAATAACTGGGTATACATAAACTGGGCTAAACAACAAGGCTTCCTAACAGCAAACTTCTTTGGCAGTCATTATGGCGAGGACGCTCATAAAGCCTGGGCAAGAGAACTTCATACACGGTTGACAGGACCAGTAGAATCTAGTACAATAAACACTAGAGTAGTAAATGCAAGAGTAAACCCTTACAAACCGAGGAAGTTGTGACCACATACTTACTTGTTGATACAGCAAATACTTTTTTTAGAGCACGGCACGTCTCCCATCGGGGCATGGATACCTGGACCAGACTGGGCTTTAGTATACATGTTACAATGAGTGCTATTAACAAAGCCTGGCGTATTGCTGGTGCTGATCATGTTGTTTTTGCGCTTGAAGGTCGTAGTTGGCGCAAAGACTACTATGAACCTTATAAGAAGAACCGCAAAGTAAAGTACGACTCACTCACTGAAGAACAGCAGGAAGAAGACAAACTGTTCTGGGAGACCTATGATGAACTTACTGGTTTTTTGACAGATACCAGTAATTGTAGTGTGTTACGTTGTGATATTGCTGAAGCAGATGATATTATAGCACGTTGGATTAACAAGCATCCAGATGATGATCATGTTATTGTTAGCAGTGACACTGACTTTGTGCAGTTGGTTAGCGATAACGTCCGCCAATACAATGGCATTCAAAATCATATGATTACGCTGGATGGTATTTTTGACGATTATGGTAAACCTGTAAAAGACAAAAAGACAGGCGAAGCCAAGGAAATTCCTGACCCAGAATGGTTGCTGTTTGAAAAGTGTATGCGTGGCGACCCTACCGACAATGTTTTTAGTGCCTATCCTGGTGTGCGAAAAAAGGGTACTAAGAACAAGGTAGGGCTGGCTGAAGCTTTTGAGGATCGCAACACCAAAGGCTACAACTGGAACAACCTTATGCTACAACGCTGGACTGACCATAATGGTGACGAGCATCGTGTGCTTGATGACTACGAACGCAATCGTACACTAGTAGATTTAACTGCTCAACCAGAAGAACTAAAAGAGTATATTGACAACGCAATAGAAGATCAGTTAGAATCTAAAAATAATAGCATGGTTGGTGCTAAGTTTCTTAAGTTCTGCGGCAAGTATGAACTTAATAGAATTGCTGAGGAGGCAACAAAGTATGCTGAATGGTTACAACGGGGATACAATGTATAAAGCAAAACCTGTTATAGCTGACAAGTTTTGGATTGTGGAACAAAACGGAGAACGTGTGGGCACTATTCGTAAGGGCACTGATTTAACTGTCAGTTTAGCAGGAAAGAATATTGGTAGATGCAGCAATCTCGATGAACTAGAAAACAAGTTTAATATTCGCCTGGTGTCTGGGAAAGAACTTACTGTTGGTAAGGAAGAAAAATCAGTACTTGAAGTTCACGGTTATCCATCTAAAACAGCGCCATTTAATGCTATGTATGACATGAAACGTAAACTGCCGCTTTATACAAAAACACAGAACAGCCAGAGTTTTTATTGTGCTGGTTATTACATTATTCAGTTTGACAAATGGTTACCAAGTTTTTGCCCTAAACTTTTAACATTGAGTAGGAACGAGTTTAAAGGCCCATTTAAGACTAAACTAGAAATGCAGCAAGTCCTTAAAAATACATGAGACTACCTAACACGAGCAACCTTGAAACATTTGTAAAACGTGCAAACGCTGGAAATGCGCCTGGCATATCCATTAGTAGACTAGAGGCACAGGGTATTTC